GATGGACTGAAGAACGCGATCACCGGCACCGGCACGAACCGTGATGCCCGCACCGCCAATCACTACGTCTCAAGAGCACTCGGCCAGGCAGAGATCGCCGCGGCATATTCCGCTTCTGGCCTCATGCGGAAGATTATACGCATCCCCGCGCTCGATGTGGTTCGCGAATGGCGTGAGTGGACCGGCCTCGATGCTAACCAAGCCGCAGCCGTGTTCGATCATGAGAAGCGCCACGCGATCCGGCAGAAGGTGCAGCAGGTCGAGACGTTGCGGGGCATGGGCGGCGGCGCGCTGATCCTTGGCCTGCCTGGGGAGCCATACAATCCAGCGCCGGACATCACCGGCAAGAACGGCCTCACCTACGTCAACGTGGTCTCGCGGTGGCACCTGTCGTTCGAGGATATGCAGGATGATGCCCGCCTGCCCGGCTTCGGTGAGCCGGCAATGTGGCGGATACAGACGAAGGATGGGCAACAGGACATCCATCCTAGCCGGGTTATTCCGTTCCGCGCCGACACCACCGCGAGCCTTGCCATGCCGGCGACGTGGAGCAGCGCTGACACATTCTGGGGCGAGAGCACGGTCCAGCAGGTGCTTGAAGCGGTGCAGGACAATGACAGCGCCCGCGCCAGCTTTGCGGCCATCCTGCACAAGGCCCGCTCTCTTCGCCTCGGTGTGCGTGGCCTCTATGAGATGCTCGCCGCGGGCCAGGATAGCGTCATCAGCGATCGGCTGCAGATGATTACGCTGGCCGAGAGCATCCACAACGCCATCGTGTTCGATGCCGGCGATGATGAGGGCAAAGGCGGCGAGACGATCACCGATGCCAGCTATAGCTTCACCGGCGCCAAGGACATGCTCAACAACTTCGCCGAGTTCGTCGCGGCGATCTCTGACATCCCGGCAACGCGATTGCTTGGTCGTGCGCCCGAGGGCATGAACTCGTCGGGTGAGAGCCAGCAGGTGGATTGGAACAAGAAGATACGCGCGCACCAGACGCTTGATCTCGCTCCGTGTCTCGACCGGCTTGATCGCTACCTGATCGCCAGCGCCATCGGCTCCATGCCGCCGTCTGCGGCCTATGACTTCGCTCCCCTCGACACGCCCGACCAGGAGAAGGTGGCAATGCGTTTCAAGACGCAGATGGAAGGCGTCGAGAAGCTGCAGAACACCGCGGCCATCCCCGATCAGGCGTTTGCGCGCGGCCTGCAGAGCCTGATGATCGAGGAAGGCTATTTGCCCGAGCTTGAAGCGGCCTTGTCCGAACTATCGGACGATGAGCGCTATGGCATCCAGCCCGACCCGGGCGCTGATGGAAGGGAGGTTGATCCAGATCTAGCCGGTGAGAGCGGTTCGATTGGAAGCGGGCCGCTCCGCCGTGCTGTCAACGATGCCAAGCCGCGAACGCTCTATGAGGACTGGAAGTCGCGCATCGAGGAAGAGTGATGAAGCGCGTCGAGATCGGCAACGCCACGGTAGAATACACACCCGGCGGCTGCGTCACCCGCTATCCAAACGGCGCCAGCTACGGCGCTCACCCGCACGACACGCACCACTATCACGTGATCGCCCATCGCTGCGGGTACGGCGACGACATCCTGACTTACGCCCGCGAGCACGAAGTTTGCCATCACGTTGTCGGCCTCTGGATCAAGGGCGGCGGGAGCGATGTTATCGGCCCGCTGGCACACGGTCAGGAGCCGAACCCGACCAAGGCGGTGTTAGAGGAAGCGCTGGTGATGACCTTTCAGCGCTGGTTGCGGGCTAATGAGCGGCCAATCATCGCGGGCGTCGATTGGGATAGCCTGAAGGCTCGAACGCTAGAAGCTCTGGCGTGAAGTTCTCCCTCTCCACCCTCGCCCGCCGCGCGCGAAACCCGCGCCGCTCGGCAATCACCATCCGCCCCATCAATCCGCCCGCGGTTCAAGCCACGGACCTGTACCGCTCTGCCTATGCGCCGGTCGTCGCACTGTGGTCTGAGACGGTCGAAAGGCTGGTGCAGGCTTACGCACTCTCCCCCTCTGAGTTGCAGACGGACAGCACGGCAGACCTTGCCGTCGAAGTCGAACGTGCCGGGCAGCAAGCCGTTGTCGCAGTGCTGACTGCGCGCTTGCGGGTCGAGCGCTGGGCGCGACGGTTTGAGGAATGGCATCGGCAACGCTGGCGGGGTGCTGTGCTATCAGCAACGTCCGTGGATCTTGGCACGATGATCGGTGCTGGCGACGTGCGGGAGACGCTGGAGGCCGTGATCGAGCGCAACGTGTCGCTTGTCCGGTCGGTGTCGGATCAGTCCCGTGAGCGGATTGCCGATAGCGTATTTCGTGGGCTGAATCAGCGCACGCCCGCGCGCGAGGTGGCGAAGGAACTGCGCGAGGCAGTGGGCATGTCTCGCCGCCGGGCGCTCAACGTGGCCAGCGATCAGATGGTGAAACTGTCGAGCTCGCTGAACGAAGAGCGGCGCAGGCAGGCCGGCATCACGGCGTTTGAGTGGATCCACTCGGAGAAGGCTAACCCTCGGCCGGAGCACGCGGCGCGCAACGGGTTCCTGTATTCCGAAACACCCTCGCAGGTTGGGAGCGAGTACCAAGGCAAGAGGGTGCGGACGCCGCCTGCTGATATGCCTGGCCAGCTTCCGTTTTGTGGATGCACGTCGAGGGCGGTTTTGATTTTGTAAGGCCGCGCGTTGTGCTACGGTTCGGGTCGTCGGTGTTGGACGCACCGACGACCCTGACCACATCGCGAAAGGACCGCGAGCATGGCTGCAAATCTGCATGTTGGTATATATTCCGAAGGTCAACCGGCATGAGCCCGCTAGCTCAATTAGCTATGAACCACGCCCTACGCCGTGGTTTGGTCCCAGTGATCGAACTTTTCAGGGACGCTCAGCTATTTGAAGTTAGTGGCGTGTTGGACCTCGTGGTTAGCGAAACTGGCAACCCGAGCGATATTGCCCCGGAATGGGCAACAGAGCACTCGTTCCTGCCTGCCCCAAAAACATGGGTTGAGTGGCGCTTCGATGACATGCGCTTGGGATGCATGTTTGAGGCTGTTTCTGGTGGCCTAAAATTGGATGGATCGTCTTTAGACGATTGGCTCGTGACCACACTTTGCCTACTTCCCGATGATCCGCTGCCATTTATGCACCCTGCTCGTACATTCCCGGAGTTTACTAAAGGCGCGGATCTTTCCCCTTCGGATAGGATACTGCGGCTTGCGATTGAGTTTTTGCCCATCATTAACGCTGGCCCACTTTTCGCAGAGACCGAGCGTGTTGCCCCTCATCGGGGGTTCGCCAAAAAGGCAATAACCAGCGGTGTTGAGGGCCCTTGGCGCGATGAGGGGTGGCAGAGGTTAAAGCTCAATCACGGCACCCGCAGCGCGATCACAGACCATGAAACAGGACAGGTTTGCGGCAAAAAGCGGCTTCATTTTTGTCGCGCACACATGCGGGTCAGTAATGGCAAGCCTGGCATTGTCAGGTCGCACTGGCGCGGGGATTCAACCCTAGGGATTGTCGCGAAGACTTATGTGGTGTCTCAATGACCATGCTCACGTCAACCGAGCTAGCAGAGATGCTAGGCCTGCAAAAAAGGCAAGGGGCCGGCGGACTTAACGGAGAGGATGGACTTCGTCTGTTACGGCCCCAGCAGCGCGCCTTGGATCACGGTGGCAATGGGTTCAATGCTAGGCAATTCACCGCTGATCCATTCGACGAGGCAGGCACCCCATGACCCCGCTCGAACGCGCCACGCGGGTGCTAGAAGACGAGATCCGCCGTCAATGCACCACAGGCGAGGCCAGCCTCGAATGCGTGGACGATTGCGACAAGTATCTGATGGCCCGCGCGGTCCTTTGCGCAATCCGCGAATCGAGTGAGGCAATGGTGGATGCTGGTGAAGCGGTTGCCGTCCGTCCGTTCGTCGCGGCAGGAAGGTTCACCCCTGAAACATGGCAAGCCATGATCGACGCAGCACTGGAGGAGCAGCCATGACCCCCGACGGATTCTCCACAATCGCCAATGCACCTAGAGATGGGACGGTTATCTACGCTCAATGGCTGCGCCCAGGAGGCGGCGGATATGTGAAGTGGTCGGACCACCGGAAGGCATGGATCGGGGCAACTGCAGGGCACCCGTCTTTCGGTGTGGAATTCCGCCCTAAGCACTGGAGGCACCTCCAACCATGGGATGACGCACCATAACCACCACCCAAATCAAATGGGCTGCCCGCATCGCCCTGGTCGCGTTCTGTATTTACTTCGCAGGCGACGCTGTCGAGCACCTAGGCTACACGGTCGGCGAGTGGGAATCCCGCTAGACCGCGCGTGCGTTCTTCTAAGCGGCGGTAAAAGCAGCTTTCCAACCATGCAATGCCAGCGTCCATGCAAATGGCCGACGCCATCACAATCGTTGACAAGAGCCGCAATTCGGACGGCTTCCTCAAGGTGCGCGCTCGATCAGCTCGTGCGGGCGTCTATGATTACCTCGGCGCAGAGGTAGATCCCACCGGCCAGCGGTTCAAAGCCGCCGACACGGTCAAGGTCTACCGTCCTGCCGACGAGGTGTTCGACAAGGCCAGCCTCGCCAGCTTCATCGGCCGCGCCATCACC